AGAGGTGTCCCTAGCTGTCCCGGGGACAGACCGGGACAAATCGGGACAAGCTGATTCGCGCTGGCGTCGTTTCTTGAGCTTGGCGCGTTCCCTGATCTCAGCCTCTCGCTGGTCAATGCGCTGCGCTTCCAGCTTGACCGCCGCGACGATCTGTTCAGGCGAACAGCCAATCTCTTCCAGGTCTTTGATGAGTTGTTGCAGGCTCATTCCCGCTTCTCCCTTATTTGTGACGCCTCAAACGCAGCAACGATTCGGCCAGCCTCGGAATCCTCGCTGTACGATCTGACGCTGTACAGCACAGTGGTGTGATCGTAACCACCGGACAGGCGACCAATCTGCGGCATACTCAGTCGCGTGTGACTACGAGCCAGCCACCAGATCGCCCGCCTCGCCTGGACGTAACAAGCAGATCGCCGCGGCGAGAACATCAATCGCTTCGAAATGCCTGTGTGCTGACAAACGAACCGAACGATCTGTGCGAACGTTGTGTTGAACGCCAAGCGATCCGTGACGATCCCATAGGTCTCTATGTGATACGTTTTGCTAAACTTGTGGATAACCTCACAAATCGATTTCTTTTCAGTGATTTGCAAAGTGTCCCGAAATTCACACGCTCGATTCGTGACGGGCTTCGGCGGGTTCAGCCGCGCCCTGATCTCCCTGTACCGCGCCTGCAATTGTTCTTGATAGGTCACGATCTGCCTCCCTGTACGCACGCAAACCCGTCGCAATCAGAACACGAAACGCAGCAAGCTCCGTGTCGTACTTGTTCCTGAACCGAAACTCTCGAACAGCCTCGGCCAAGTCCTCACTGATGATGATGTGCTTTCTAAGCATGAACGACCTCCTGCGTGTTCATACACATTATGTGTTGACAGTGCAAGCGTCACATGTTTATAGCTATGCAGTGACCACGGGGGACGGACCCATGAATGATGGTTTTAGCACAGAAGAACGCCGCGCAGCATGGTGGGCGACTGACAGTCGTCGCGCCGTATCGGGCCAGCTTTTTGACGTTATCCAAGAGAAGCGCGGCGAGAAAGAACGCGCTGACCTGTCTGAGGTGGAAGAGGTCCAGATGGGCCTGCGGATGCAGCCGGTAATCGGTCGCATGTTCGAGGAAGTCACGGGCATCAAAGTGCGCGATCTGGAGATCGCAGGAACTCACAAGTCGCAGCCCTGGCTCCGCGCTCATGGCGATTTTGAGACCGGCGACGGCGGGCTTCTGGAGGTCAAGAACTACAACGCTGCGACCATTACCAAGTATTCCGAGCCTGACGAGCCGCTGCGGCTTCCGCTCGCTGACCTGATGCAGTGCGTCCATGAGGCGGCTGTTTTCGACAAGCCGCACGTTTGGTTCGCGGTCCTGTTTGGAGGCCAGCGGTTCCGTTTCTGGAAGATCGACGTTACCGACGAGATGAAGGACGAACTCATCAAGCGGGCGGCGGCTTGGTGGGCGCACATTGAAGCTGGCACCTATCCTGACCCAGAAACACCGGACCAGGCTCGCGTCGTGTGGAAGCAGGACAACGAAGGCTCCATCGTCGCGACGGCCACTGTGGAAACCATGTGCGCCCAGCTTCGCAATCTGAAGGATCAGCTTAAAGAATACGAGGAAATGGAAGCCAAGCTGGTCGTGCAGATTCAGAACTACATGGCGTCGAACGCGGTCCTTGAGAGCATCGACGGTCGCGTACTGGCGACCTGGAAGACTGCCAAGGCGTCCAACAGGTTCTCCGCGGACCTGATGAAGAAGTCCATGCCAGACATTTACGACAAGTTTGTCGTGCCTACCGCCGGTTCACGCCGGTTTCTCGTGAAGTGAGGGTCTCATGACCAACCTAGTTCCATATTCAGACCAAGAGCGCATGGCGCAGGCTATCGCCAAGAGCGGCCTGTTCGGCCTCAAGGACTCGACGCAAGTTCTGGCTCTGATGGCCGTGGCGCAGGCAGAGGGCAGGCACCCCGCCTCTGTGGCTCGCGACTATCACATCATCCAAGGGCGTCCAGCCCTGAAGGCCGACGCCATGCTCGCACGCTTCCAGGCGGCTGGCGGCTCGGTCGAGTGGCTGTCGTATACCGACGAAAAGGTCGAAGCCAAGTTCTCTCACCCGCAGGGAGGCTCTTTGACGCTCGCGTGGACGTTCGAACAGGCAAAGAAGATTGGATTGGCGTCCAAGGACAACTGGAAAACCTATCCTCGCGCAATGCTTCGCGCCCGCGTCATCTCAGAAGGCATTCGCACGGTCTATCCAGGCATTCTGGTTGGCGAGTACACGCCGGAAGAGGTGCAGGATTTCAAGGAAGTCAACCCGCGTCCGGTCATCATTGATGCGGAACCTGAAAACGAGTTCGACGAGGAAGAGGGAACTATCCCGATTTACATACCAGACGGCGACGGTCGCCGCGTGTACAGCATGGTCGCCAACACAGACCTTTGGTTGGACGAGTACCATCGCATCATCGTTAACATCGACCGTTCGAAAATGCCCGTGGAACAACGAGCGGAAAAGGCGAGCGCCTTTCGTTCGGTGAACAAGGAAACATTCGACATGATTACCCTGGGAGAAACAGAAAATGGCAAATCCGAAATTTGAGAAGGAAGGGCTTGGCGTCCTGTTCATTCACGACAAGAAGTCCGAAAAGGCTCCCGACTATAAGGGCGATCTCATTCTCGACCGAGATTACTCAAAGGGCGAGAAGGTCAAGATCGCCGGTTGGCGCAAGGATACTCCGCGCAATCACCTGATCTCGCTGCGGATCGACGACTACAAGGCAAGCTCCGAATCTTATCCGAAACCGGCTAACCGGCGCGACGACGAGATTCCGTTTTGAGCAAAAGCCAGCGCGACAAGGGCCACAATTTTGAGCGCGATGTGGTCAACATTCTGAAAGAGCGAGGAGTTCCGGCTGCTCGCAATCTTACGCAAACGCGGGACAGTGGTGGCGACATCATTGTCGGGCGGTGGCTGTTCGAGTGCAAACGGTATGCGTCTATCGCTGTTTACAAGTGGCTCAATCAAGCCGTGGAGGCCGCAGATGCAGGTCATCAGCTTCTACCAGTGGTTGTCGCGAAGGCAGACAGAAAAGAACCAATCGTCATCATGCGATTGTCCGATTTCCTCGAAACTCAAGAGGATTTCAGAACTGGAAAAGGAATACTCTCACGCGCTGGCGGCGATCAGCTATCACCTGGCGCACATATCGGCTCTTCAGGACGCAGTGATTCGCAAGAATGAAGAGATTGACAACCTGAAAGCTCAACTCAAAGGGGACAGACAATGAACGCAAGCAACATCATGGACGAACACGAGTGCCGCGCCGCTGCCATCAATGCGGTTTTTTTGCGGTGCGATCAGCTCAAGCGCAACTTTTTCACAGCACAGGATGCGCGGGCGAGCGACCTTATTGTCAGGACGCTGATGCAGTTGCAGACTGTCGATGCCTATAACGGCATAGACATCGCTGCGCCTCAGACCTTGCCGTCACATTCTGATGTCAGTGTTTATGCGGCGATTGAAAAGGCGCTCACTTCGGAGAAAACTTGATGAAGAAGCTCATCGCCACCATGTCGATTTGTGCTGCTTTCCCTTGCTTTGCGAAGGGCGACGAAACACACGCTGAATACTGGATGCGAGAGGCTGAGCGCACTGCGCTGTCCGCGCCGTCAGTTTACGGCGTCATTCCAAGCGAAAAGTCGTTCAAGGGGAAGAAGGTCAGGATTAGTCGCCAGAGCCAGATGCAGATCAAACAGATGGTCGCGCAAAAGGCTCGCGCTGAACTCGGCTCACAGTGGGTACAGTCCGCGGTGCGGATCGCCTATGTCGAAAGCCGGTTCAACGCTAGGGCTGTCGGACCTCGCACTCGGCATGGCAGGGCGATGGGCGTGATGCAGGTTCTTCCTGGCTCTGCCCGCGCTCTTGGTTACAACCCGCAGCATCTGCTGAACCCTGAGTACGGGATTGCGGCTGGCATAGCTCATATGAAGGCTTGCATCCGGTCAGGGGTTCGAACAGAGCGAGAAATGGCGGCGTGCCATGTGGCAGGAGTGAGAGGCTGGAAGCAACGATTGGCTGGGCGTCACGAGAGATATAAGCGCCAGTACGTTTCGCTAGTCCAGAATGCTCGCGTTTATTAACCACGGGATCAAGAGCGATGAGTGATGACCTTGTGAAGCGGCTGCGGGACGCCCATAGCTTCATGGGCGATCCGCTGCTGAAAGAAGCCGCCGACGAGATCGAGCGGCTGCGTGCGAGGACCGCAGAACTTGAACGGAAGGACGCCAGCCGATGCGAAACGGGGCTTCCGTGTGAGCGCCTGACGATCTTGCAGCGCGCCCTCACTAACACGGGAGAGACGCCGTGAGTGATGAGATTGTGAAGCGGCTGGGCGATCTTGCAGCGCGCTTCGGCAAGTGCCGTGACGCATCTCTCTGCATCGACGCCGCCGACGAAATCGAGCGGCTGCGGGAGGCGCTGAGATACTACGCCGAAAATCACTATCCAAATGTCAACGATGGCCCGTGGGGAGTGAACAGCACCGATTTTGGAGATGTTGCCCGCGCCGCCCTC